TAATATTGATACTGGTAAAAGAATGGTAAATATTTCGTACATAATAATCTCCTTATATATAATGCCAGTTTCTGTTGCAAGGTACTGGCTAACCCCTAACAGCCTAGGCTGCTAATGCATACTGATTATAGTTTGCGTTTAAAATGAACTTAAAGTCTTCCGACTATCCTCTCCAATACGATTTCTAGTCAACGGTCGATCCTATTTCGCCCCCATAATTTTATGGTGGAGGCGTAGGGTACTGCCCCCTAGTCCCTATTGTTTACTCTCATTATCTTCATAGAGAATCTTCTTGTGGTATTTTAGTACCGTCATGATAAAAGAATTGCCAATCTAATCCATAACCTAATATACAACTTACGTTTGAACCATCAGGTCCTAAACCGGGCATTGTCATTATAAAACTACCACTATTTCTTTCAGCATTGTGTCCAAAAGATAATATACCTAAAAGTTCACCAAATTGTTGTCCATTTTTTCTAATTTGTCCTACGGCCACTTGTGATTCTCCCATTATTTTAGAAGAAGAATCTAAGACAAATTCTGTTATGCCACAAAAAACAGGAATATTTTGTTCTAATAAACCTTTATAATTAAACTCAGGTTGTGGTACTTCAGGTGGTAGTTCAGGTCCAGCATTAGGTATTGCTCTAACTTCTTTTGTAATAATCATAAAAAAAATAATTATGAAAGCAAACTTCATAAAATTACTCAATCTTAAATTTTTCATTGAACTCCTTTATTGCAGGTTCTAATAAAGGTAAATAATCTTTTTTATCTTTTATAAAAGTTTGAGTAGCACCATCTTCGGTGACTATGAGAATTACAACTTGATCTATTTTTCCTTTGAATCGTTCTTCGTACATCTCACAATAAGCTGCACCTTGAATAAAATAGTTTTCTACCCACTCCTCTTTCTTTTCTTTTGAAGAGGTTTTAAAATCTATAACAGAAAGTTTACCTTCATATTCTGCTATACAATCTACACGACCTGCAACACCCCATTTGTCGCTATAAAGGCCGCCTTCTTGTAGTACAATATTATTTATCTTGTCTAGTTCGGGTTTTAGTATAGTAAATAGTGCGACAGGTAGCACATCTTGTTTTGAAAGTTCTTCATTGTTTAGATAGTTTTCGACTAGAGTATGAAGTGCTGTACCTCTACTTGCGGCTGATCGCATAATTTGATTAGCAACATCATTACCAACCGACTGACGCCATTTAACTATACCGTCTTTGTTTCTATCAGATAAAACTGTGGTAATCGAAGGATACTTATTGCCTTCAGGTGTAATATAAAATCTTTTACCTTTGATTGTTTGAGTGGTTACGTCTGGTAAACTAAGGTCTTTGTCGAAAGATGATAAGTCAACATGGTTAAATGTTTTCATGTCGTACCTATCTTTTAAAAAAGTATTCATTTGATTCATAATATAATTATAACAGATTTACTTGGTTAAGTCAAGCGCTAATTTAGTAGTTTCTTCAACTCGTCTAGTCCAACCTTTACCGAAAGTAGCAAAAGTAGATAAATCTTCATAGTATTCTTGTCTCATAGTTTGATATTTTTCTATGGTTTCTTCAATAGTATTTTTTTTGACATATTCATTGACTTTTGCCAAAGTATTAGGTCCGATACCGCCATCTATTGTGGTGCCAATCATTCTTTGTAAGAATTTTGCTGCTCTGCCTGGTCCTGCGTTTACACCAAAGTCAAATACACAAAGGTCTAAACCACTAGGTAGGTCATCACATTTCATTTTACCCCAATATCTGTCTATGTAAATAGGTGCAACATCAGCAACTAATAAATCTTTCATATCTTTTTTGCCGCCATATTCTTCATAAACTTTTTTTGTTACGCCAAGATTTGTTTCGCCACCAGGATCTTTAGGATGATTTACATAACCACCTTCATGATGTAGTATTGTTGTTAAACTTGTTTGTAGATTATCTTTCATTATTTTCCCCTTGTGATTTCTATTATCTTTTTAACTTGTGCTTCTATAACTTGAGCTCTGTTAGGCCAATGTATATACGCCTCTGGTGATTTTGCTAATTTAATTAATAATGGTATAATAAGTTTTTCTAATTTAGCATATTTTTCTTTTTGTTCTTTGCCTAAATTATCTTTTCTTAAATCATACTCATCATCCATTTGCTTTTTAGCAATATCTAATTCTGTTTGATTCTTTTCGTTGATTGCTGATTTAGTAGAACCAATTAAAGATAAAACTTTATCTAGTTTACTATCTAATTTGTTTACTATATCGCTAGAAACTGCCTTGGCAGTACTATCTGCTGTTTGTTTTACAACTGTTTCTGTTTGTTTAGATTGTTCATCTGACGGTTTCTCTTTGACCGAGGTAAAACCCCAATCACCATCCATATCAAAACCTTCTAAAAAGTCAAAGTCTGCCATATTTTTCCTTTAGTTGGTGTAGCTACACACTCTTAGATACATTATCGGATTGACCACTCAGCTTCTTGACCATCGCCTGGCGTGCTGTAGTTTCTCGATAGTATCAGTTATATTTATCTTCCACCGCCTTTTAAGATACGATTTATGCGTTTCTTTCTTGCGGCTTGAACTTGTGTTTGTCTTACTGTTCTTTTACCATATCGTTCTGCAAGTGGACTACTAGGATGTGCTTCTGAAACTTTAGACATCACCTCTTTCCAACCAGAATCTGTTTTACTATCAACACTACCCACACTTGATACAATATTCATTTGTGTCGGTGGCAATAATTCAATAGTATCAGTTTTGATAAACTCTTCCATTTCAGAAATCATCATTAACTCTTCCCATACTTCGCCTGTATGATGATCTTTAAATCTATATGTTGGCATTCTCTCGCTGTCTCCATTCTTTTCTCATTTGTTTATATTTAGGGTCGGCCACAACACGACTTCTTGCCTGATAGAATACCTTAGCAGACTTTGCTTTAGGACTTGTTGCCCAATCTTTTTCTTGTGGTCTTACTTTACCATTCTCATCATACTTTTTACCATCTTTGTGATTTGCATATCTTCTTGCTCTTGTAAAACCCATTTCTAAAAACTTTCTACACATATCCATACCTACAAAATCTTTTTGATCTTTGTATTGATGATATAGATAAAGTATTCTCATAGACGACATAGCGGCGTCATAGGGCGTCTTAAACCGCCAATACTGACAAATATCGTTTGTATATGGTCTGACTAATAATACACCTTGTTCACCACGACCTATTCTATATCTTTTATCGTTAGGCATAAACAAAGTATTTTTGTAATCTAAATTGTAATCAAACTCAATCATTTACACAAAAAACTTCTTGATTCTTCAGTACAAACACAACCACCACCAATAGAACCATCACACTTCATACCATGTTGAAACCACTTCTCAGGATAGTCTGTGAGAACTATACCACAAATCAGTAACATAGATATTGCTATTGCTAATAGAAACTCTTTCATTTCTTCTTCTTTCTCTTTTCTATTTCTGACATGATTATAATACAAATAAGCATTACTGTCAAGCCTGTAAATAGTAAACCTATTCCTTGTAAAAATGTCATTTTCTTTTACCAAGTTTACCAGTTCTATGGTCTACTCTACCTTTTCTTTTTGCTTTGTGTTTTGCTTTTCTTTTTTGTCGTCTTGCTTCTGTAATTAATTTATTCTTCATCTCCTGCACAAATTTGATGACTATATTTTACAGCATATCCTGTTGTGCCGTAGTCTTTACTATCAGGTATCTTCTTCCACCATTCACCATGAAAATCTTTACCGTCATCATAACCATTTGAACCGCCATCGATTAACTCGATATATTCTTGTCCTGATTGATCGTATCCTTTTGAATTAAATCTAAAAGGCACTTTAACCATACTTACCATATATCCTCATACTTTCCTGCAGTTTCTTCATACTTAAAGGTACCATTAGGATGATAGTATTTACTTTTTTCTGCTGCTTTAAATGTTGCAACTGTTATGATAATAGCAAGTATGAATACAAAGTGAGCAATTGCTGTATAACCAAACACAGTCCAACTACCTAATAATAAACTAAATGTAATACACCACATCCATGCTAATATTTGTAGTGTTAAATGTCTAACTTGTAAGTCTGGTATATGTCTTAATGGATTTTTATCAAGGTTCATTACACCTTCCCAACTATCGTGAATAAATTTTCTCATTGTACTCCTTCGCTAAACCATTGTGGTGTGGGTCTAGATGTCCACTTAGCAAAATATGCTTTTGCTTCTATGTAATAATTTTTATATGATTGAATACTATCACCAGGTACTATACATTGTGGATAATGCGACATAGCAGGTGGTGGTTCTTGCCAACCATTGTCTTTTAAATTAACTGGTGTGTGTTTTAAAAGTTCTTTGAGCAGTTCAATTGTACTGTGGTGTTTTTTATATCTGTAGGTATATTCTTTCCCAAGTTCCCTGAACAATGAGTACAACCAGTTGTAGTGTTGGCTAGAAGAACGAGCCCACACAGCACTAGGGTGGTGATAATGGACTGCTTTGTAAATGATTGCTTCTTCATTTTCGTTAGATAATCTATATCTTTGTACTTTTCTACCAGTTTTTGATTTTGCTTCATATTTAGTACCGTCAATCATTCTTTTTGCTGTTGATAATAATTGAGCATATTCAACTATCATTTTAACCACGTGTTTATCTACATGAAGTTCAGCAGCAATTTTAGGGTCTTTGTTTAAATAAAATATATTCATAACATTATTATATCAGTTTAATTCTTTTCTGTCAACCCCCTTTATAGTCATCATGAGTTGTTGCAGTTTATCCATCCATATTCTTTTAAAGTCTGGATCTTCGGCACCTTGATACATTTTGTACAAGTTTGCAGCTCTACGCCAAAATAGATTCATATTATAACTCATATACACCTCTCAAATTATATTTAATTATTTCTTTTACTAACTCAGTATATGTAGGTTTACTAGCATATTTTGAAAGATAGTCTGCAAGGATTAAGGCGTCATTAACACCACTATCTCTTGCGGCTCTTAGTTCTTGAAATGCCGATACATTATTTAGTATATGTAAATAGTCTATTACACTTTCACATTTGCTACTATACATTTTTACACCCCACCCAGGCCACTTAGTCCAAGGTATAGGTAATAAGTAAGGTTCATCTTTATCCCATGTTCGAATACCAAAAAGATTATTACCTTCGTTTGCAAATCTTGATTTACCCCAACCAGTTTCTATAACTGCCTGAGCAATAATTAATTCACTAGGTATATGATATTCAGGTTCAATATATTCATACAAATAATTAATACAACCATTTAGTGATTTTACAAATACTTCATTAGATGATGTATCAATATTTGGTAAATTATATTCTTGTTGAACTACTTTATGAACAGCATATTTTAGTTCGATTGATTTATAAGGAATAACAACTGCTGTTTTCCAGTCTTTTTCAATCACTCTTAAATCACCTCTTATAGAATCTTTGTCAAAAACAGGTGTTTCAATCTCATGAAAATCAGGACAACCATCATCTGTGCAATTATATTTTTCGTTATA